GCCGATCCATGTGGCAGTCCCATAGTCTCTCAAGCCCCAATAAGGAGGAGATGTAACTATGCAATGAACGCTTTTATCTGGCAAAGAACGCAATGTTGTCCGCACATCGCCGAGCAGGATATTTGGATTCATCTCTACTCGCAGCGCAGACTCATCGCTTGTCATCTTGTTCCTTTCGTGGTTTCCCCATTAGGGGATTAGTCTACTTGGCTGATTTGAACCAAGCAAGCATACGCTGACGCAAAGACTTGTTCTTTACATCATTCGCACGAATCACTTCGGCAACAAACTTCTCAGCGCTTACAAAATGCTCGGCAGCCAATTCAACCTTTGCTGGAGCGTCCTGTTTAGGGGCTGGAGCGCTGACTTTCTTTGCTGGAGCAGGAGCCTTTGCTTTAGGCTTCTTTGGAGCAGCCTTCTTTGAAGGTGCCTTTTTTGCTGGCTTTTTTGCTGTCTTTTTCTTTGGTTTTGCTGTCATAAATAAAAGACTAGTAGACGGGTTGCCGTCAAAATGCAACCCTTTATTTTATGAGAGCGCCAATATAGTACCGTTGTTTTTGTGTATACAGGATTTTACGAAACAGACCTAGACAAGATGGCACTAGTCGTTGAGTCCATGAAAAAAGCCAAGGAAATATTGGTAGCCGATAATGGTATTGGCGAAGATCTGAATATCAATATATTTGGATGGAAAAATAATGAACTAGCGATTATTGTACAACTTAAAAATACTCATAAAATAGAAAAAGATACAAGGCTTGAAAGCATCATAGAGGCTGCTTGTATTCTGCGTAGGGGTTGGGCTATTGACGAATTCACATTCGCTGCCGAGGGGTATTGCTCGCTAAAACCAGCAGAAACAAAGAATCACGATCTTGCAAAGTTGTTCGCCGTAAAGAATTCACCAGTGAAAGAGTGCTTATCTTTTACGCATATTAGGAGCGACGATCATCTGTTTATTTCAGTCCCATATTCTTTAAATCTAGGTAAAAATGTAGATTTTGGTGATGCTCTATGGTATCCAGGCGGTCAAGTTATGCGAGACATAACATACCCAGCCGCCTTGAAAGCCGCTTTACAGTTAGACGCAGTACCAGTTGACAACACAATGGATAAAGAAACATACTTCGGAACCCTCGCTTCAGGGGTAATGAACGCGGGTTTTGAGGTCTACTACAGGGATGATATGTAATGGGTGGAAAAAAAGGCTCAAAGACACGATCTGGTATTCGCACACGAATTAACCCGATTACAAAAGAAGTTGAAACCGTAAGTGGAACAAAGGCTGGAAAACGCAGACTGCGCCTGCCAATGGGTCACCCGCTTCGCACACATGACCTTCGCGGTCCTATTGGTAAGAAGAAAAAAGGAAAAAAGTCGGAAGACTAAAGACTTAATTTCTGCTTTTCAAATTCGCGCCATTCTCGGTATGAGCCACCATTGTCGCCGTAACCGTTGAAGTTGTCAACTGAATTCATGACAAACAGGTGTAGTGAGACAACAGCAAGTGATGAGATAATAAATGCAATAATCATAGGCATACATAATGCCATCTCATATGCAGATTGACTGCAAGTTTTGATCATATTTTTAGATTAGATGACCTCTATCGCATTTTCAGATAGATGCCATGTGTATATAATTTATCCATGAAAAACGCTAAAAAAAGCATCGCAACAATTGCTGTGTGTTTTATTCTCGCTCCAGTAATCACAACAATTTGGGCACTCAAGTTCATGAAAATGAAAGACGAACTACGCTTACCTCAGCGAGATATGTACGAATAAACGAAGATTATTCTTCGGTTAGTTCTTCTTCAACGATCTCCCCATCTTGGATGTCATCGTTAAATTCAGACAACGCAGGGATATTGCCGAGCAACTCATTGACCGTTGATTCTGGCATGATTCCAGCGTCGCGCATCAAAGCCAAAATCTTCTTAGCCTCTGCTTCTGGATCAAATTTCTCAGACTCTGTAACGCCAGGTGCGCCAGCCAAAACTGCACGCATTGGCGAAGTATCGCGAACATCCATCTGAACATTCACATTCGTCTGCTCCATGCCTAAAAGTTTTGCGCGTCGGTCAAGAATTGACAAAACAGTAGAAACAGCCTTGATGTCTGGCTCAATTGAAACTTCTGTTCCATCATCCAAGCGTTGCTTGCGATGTTGCGTCATCGGCCAGATCGCAGATTGCAAAGCGTCAAGACGCTCTAGTTCCATTTGAAGAACTTCAGGATAAGCAAGCAGAGCCTCTTGGTTTAGTTTCCCAAGTTGACGGCGAATTGAAGCAGAAACTGTTGAAGACCCGACATTGAAACGCCGTGCTATTTCCGCAATTGGAATACCTGCTTGGCGCATCTTGAAAATACGCAAATCTCGCTCTGCCAAGAACTCACGAGTTAAACCTTTTTCCGCCATAACCTAAACTTTCATATATTCCAGAACATCAAATGGGAAGACTTTCCCTCTTACCATCTTAGTTGGAAATGCTCTTAGGTCTCGCGCACCACGGAAATGTCGCACATCATAAATGTATTGACCCACGGCAGTCGGGTCTGGAGTCAAGGAAAGACCGAACTCTGGCCAGCGTGACCATACAGCAGAACCAAATGGGCGCAGATCTCGGGTTGATGAAGATGTACCGAGTGGGGCGTGATGTTCAAGCCACAAAGCGCAGTTGTAGTAGTCACGAATCATGTCAAAATACTTAGCAACTTCTACCGTAATAGCCTCAGATGTTCGCCCGCCTGGATCAACAAAGGATTTATAAATAGGACCGAGGAGTATTAGGTCTGGTCTTATTCTCTCAACAGCCTCTTCAATAATCGCCTTATCGCTTGCTTTCATCAAGTCAACACCCGACGGTTTTATGAGAATATGAGCCTGTGGATCTTTGGTATACCCAAATGTCAAAGCCTGCTCCATGATGCGATCAGATGTTCTACGGATAATTCGCTCAGGGTTTTCTAAGTCAATAGTTAGTGTAGTTATTGGTTTGATGCGCGACTTGTTGAAAGGGTGTATTCCGCAAGCACTCAAAATTGCTATCTGACGCGCAAGCATTGTCTTTCCAACTCCTTCCGCGGCGACAACGATTACACGCTCTCCTCTTTCCAAAAGATCAGGTATGACCCAGTCATAACCATCGTCAACAGTTTCAGTAAGGAACTCCCTCCAGTTAACAAGTTTCCCGCGATCAATTTGATCCTCACGACCAAACGAATTAATCAACATTGAAGCACGCGTCAAGCGAACTTCTTGGCTCAAGTCCTCGCGTTTCAGAACGCCCATCAACTGTGTTGCTAGAGCATCAATTGGTTCAGTTGCTTTAATGATTGCATCTGTTTCAATCTCTTCTGTATCAACTTCTTCCGTATTAACGATTGGTTCGGCATTTTTCATCTCCACCAAATCGTCAATAGTGAGTCCTGCGCCAAACATGTCAGAAATATCTTTGTGGTCACTTTGCGGAACCCATGTGACTACATTGCAACCAGCACCCTCTAACTCTTTCCCGACCATTTCAGCGTGTTCGCGACCAACCTGATCATTGTCAGCGATAATCCAAACAATTCCACCCTGTAGGGCTTCTGTGTGAATATCAAGCCACTTGCCAGCACCATTCGGTGGAGTGGTTGCACAAAAACCTCTCTTAACTAGGGCATCAGCATCTTTTTCACCCTCAACAAGCCAAACAACTTCACTATTTTTAATTGCGCTTAAAACCTCTGGAAGACGGTAAAGAACTTTTGGTGTGTCGTCAAGACTGAAAATATATTTTTTAGGATTCGCTGGGTCTGGTCTGCGTTGACGAAATGTTTTCTTTCCCCACTGATCAACAAACCTCTGCTTTTGAAATAACAAAGTTCCATCTGCATCTCGGTAGTCGTAAGTGGCAACGAGAGTAAGTTTCCGTTCTTCCTTTTGAGGCGGATAAAGATCCGTTACTTTCATGTTTACTGCGTTGCAAATTTCTACAACCGAACACCCCTCACCA